TCCCGGTGAGAATGTCCGGAGGTATCAATACGGATAATGGGATGATTTTTTCCAATTCCGCCCGGGCGGTACTCGCTAAAAATCAGCAATCATCTATTGGAGCCAGAACTCACGAGGGCGATTACGAGTTTGATTTATTCCCGGACTATACCGCCTACTTTATGGCCTCCGCTATGGGTGGGGTTGTATCAGCCGTTAAAGAAACTACCGCATATAATCACACTTTAACCGAGGCCGAAACTAAACTCCCCATGACCATCGAGCAAGTGGTTGGAGAAAATGTCCGCCGGTTTGCCGGGTGTATCGCTACCGGATTTAAAATCTCTGGAAAAACGGGCGAATACCTAACATTTGGGACTTCAATCAAAGGCAAAAGCCAAGCCACCGCCACCAAAATCTCCCCGACCTATCTTACTAACCGGGCGTTAACGTTTGCCGATGTCGCCATTACCGTTAACTCCGTCGCTATTCCCGAGATAACCTCATTTGAGGTCGAATATAAAAACAACGTCGAATTTTTACACGCTATGGGGGCCTCGAATGATCCGGCCTTTAACTACGCCAAAGCATCCGAGATTATTGGTAAATTTGAGATGTATCTCGATACCACTTCCCTCGCCGTGATGACAGATGCCCTCGCCGGAACCAAGAGAGCTATTGTTATTACTATTACCGGGGCCGCTATTGGTGCCTCCTCAAACGACAAAATCCTTATAACTATCCCAACCGCCGCCGTAATCGCTCAGACTACCGAACTCGGGGAGGACTACAATCTCCTCTCGGTCGAATTTACCGGCGTATATGATCCGGCAACCTCCAAGCTATTCGATATCGTCGTCACCAACTTGCTAACTAATCTTACATAAGGGGTACCCCTTGCAAACGGCTAGTAATTGTAATAGTCTTAATATATGGAGACTACAGATTTTAAAACCTCCGGAGGATACACCGCTACTATTAAATCTCGACTCACGTTTGGAGATTACCGCAAAATAAAAGATGCCGCAAAACGGGTTTTTAAATTCTCACTCGATCCTAAAACAAACTTACAAGCTCCTAAATCCGATGATATCAAGTTTTCCGAGATGGACTTAACCGCCCTCTCCGCCGCTAACGAGGTGGCACTAAAATTGCTCCTAATAAAAATCTCCGACGCTAATGGGGTTGATCTCGGGGAAGTTAACGCCGCCCTCGATAATCTCCCACCCAAAGACGGGCAAGAAATCGCCGACGAAATCGATCGCATAACCAAAGCCTCTGAAATAGAAGAAAAAAAGGGGGCCTAGTCTCCGATAAAGTGTTTGCGGCTTTTTACTCCAATAATCTCCGGCTCCTCCCGGACGAGGTTTACACTAATTGGGTTGCCGATATGATGGGATTGCAGATGAGTTATAACGATTTAATGGATGCTCCGGCACTCTTTGTAAATTGGCACCTGTTTTACTTGCATGGCAAAATCCGGGCGGAGAATAAAAAGAACGAAGATGCCGCCAAACGGGCGAGGCCGAAGCCAAAGGCATAAAGTGTATAACGATTACCCGGATTAAGGTTAAAATTAAATTAGTATGGAGGATCGAATACTACAAATTGTTTTAAAGGCTAAGGACGAAGCCTCCGGGGAAATTGAAAAAGTCGGTAAATCCGCCGGTGGGGTGGCCGAGTTGTTGGGGAAATCATTTAAAAACGCCGCCATTATCTCCGGAGTTGCTTTAGGGGCTTTGGTAGCCGAGAGTATAAAGGCCGTGGGAGCATTTGCCGAAGCGGAAGCCGCCCAACGTCAACTAGAACACGCCGTTATAGGTGTTACCGGAGCCACACAAGAACAATTAAGGGCGACGATGGCTCTCGCCGATGCTTTGGAGGCCAAAGGGGTACTCGATGGAGACAATATAAAAGTTGGTTTAGCTCAGTTATCCACGTTTGGATTAAGTAATAAAGCCGTCCAAGGTCTCGGAGGGTCTTTGGCAGACCTCGCCGTTAATCAATTTGGAGTTAATGCCTCCGGAGAACAATTAACCCAAACCGCAAACATGATAGCTAAAGCGTTAAAGGGTCAATTTGGAGTCCTAGAAAAATCCGGTATCCGATTTACAGAAGCCCAACAAAGTATTATTAAATTCGGATCGGAGATGGAAAAAGTAAAGGCAATAAATGAGGGTTTTGCACAAAACCTAAAATATACCAACGATGTAGCTCTATCGACTTTTGAGGGTAAAATGGCGGCGATTAAAGTTAAAGTGGGAAATCTAGAGGAAGCGTTTGGAGGATTTATTGCCAATGCTCTCTCCCCGCTTATGGGGAATTTAAATATGTTTTTAGAGAATATTACTCCGTGGTTAACTGGACTAGAGGGGGTGGATACTATGGCGAGTAGGATGGCGGAGGACTTTGGGATGTTTGGTGAGGTTTTTGGAACCGTTGTTAAATTTTTCGCCGAAAATAAAATAGCTCTCGAAGCGTTGGCGGGAGTACTCGGTGGGGTATTAGCTATCTCCCTAGTAGCCGCCGCCGGAGCTATGTTGGCATTTATTGGGGTATCTTTACCAATGTTAGCCGCCGGAGCCGCCATTGGTGCGGTAGCGGCTTTAATAATAACTAATTGGTCGTCCGTTGTTAGTTTCCTCCAACCCGTCCTAGATTTTTTCGTTGGGATGTTTGGCACCCTAAAGGCTCAGTTCGACGAGTTCGCACTAGCCAACGCCCCGGCCTTTATGGCGGCGTGGGACACTATTAAAAACGTGATCGGAGCCGGACTCCTCATAATTCAAAACGTGTGGAACGCTGTTTGGCCCGCCCTACAGCAAGTATTTAACGGGGTGTGGAATATGATTAAGGGGATATTACAAGTCGCATGGGGGATAATCCAACTCGCTATAACCGTCGGTCTCGCTATGATCTCCGGGGATTGGAGTAAGGCATGGACCGGGATTAAAGTAGCTTTTCAGGACATTTGGAACGGGTTAGTTACATTTTTAACCGGGATATGGGAGTCTATAAAGGGAATATTCCGAGGAGGGATTAACGCAATAATCGGGATGCTAAATGGATTTATCGACATTATCAACAAAGCCGGGGCGGTGGCCGGGGTAAAGGTGGCGAAATTGCCATCGTTCGATAACGGTGGGTGGGTGCCGCAAGACATGGTCGCCGTAGTCCACCGGGGCGAGTTTGTGATGTCTAAAGATATGCTATCCGGACGAGAGCCGGTTCCGTTCACTACTAATAATAATTACGGAGGGGCCATCTCTCTCGGTCCAATTTACGTTCAAGATGTCTCGGATATTGATTTACTCTCTCAACGGTTAGCGTTTGCATTAAATACTAATGGCAATTTATAAAATATGATTACATTGGTTACTATCGGGGATTTAACATTTAATCAAGCCAACGGCAATTATTGGATATCAGATATCGCCGGTCTCGAAATGCCGCCGGTTCGGGTTGTCGACTATAACCTAGCCGGAGAGCATTTTGGCCTCTTTGTCTCGGCTCTTTATGGGAAACGAGCCTTTAGTCTCCAAGGGTGGGTAACAGGATCGGACGTGTCGGACTTTATTACTAAACGTGATGCCCTCCAAAACGCCCTAAACATTATCTCCGGAGAGATCGCCATTAACTTTACCCTCGCCAATTCCCGGCAGGTAACCATAAACGCCATTCCAACAAAACTCGATTTTATGCCCGATCCGGGAGTATTAACAGCCGCTAAGTTTAATATCGGCTTTAGTGCGAGTTTCCCGTTTTTAGTTTCTACCTCCGAGAACTCCGCCTCGACCGGATTAGCCATCTCCGGAGGGGGCACGGTTCCACCCCCAGAGATGCCAATGGCTTTAACCGGAAACTCCGGAGGATCGATCTCCGGATACAATTACGGAAATGGTATCTATTACCCAACCGCCCGGATATATGGTCCGGTGACTAACCCATCTATCCGAAACGATACTTTAAATAAAGAACTCCGGTTAACCGCCACCCTAATCTCCGGACAATATCTCGATGTCGACTTTAAACGCAAAACTATTATCGACCAAAACGGATCGAATAAATACTCCATAAAAACCGGCGACTGGTGGTACATGGTCCCCGGAAGTAACATTATCAAGTTTTTAGCCGATGCCTACGATGTCTCCGCCCTAGTGACTTTATATTGGCGGGATAGCTATCTCGGCATTTAACCTATGGCTAATTTATACGAGTTTTTAATTAAAGATAAGGCGGGTAATGTAATTGGCACCCTCGATACAGCCAAAAGCCGCAAGTATGGTATCTATCTCAATAAGGCCGGGGATGCGAGTTTCGATATCTCCCCCTCCGATCCTAAAGTCACCGGAGACCTCCTCCAAGTCGGCTCTAAGGAGTTATATATTAACCGGGCTAATAAATTGGTATGGGGTGGGGAATTGGTAAGCCGCAAGGTGGAAGTAAGCGACAACTCCGAAAAACTATCCGTAGCCGTAAAGGGATTTTTTGACCTCCTCTCTAAAAAGATAATCGGCTCGCCAGTTTCCCCGCTTGTCTATTCCGGAGAGGATGCCGCCGATATTGCATGGGATTTAATAGATCGGGCACAAACCGGGACCAACGCCTCCCTCGGAATTACCCGAGGAGCACACCCGGCCACTAAAGATCGGGACCGTACATACGACGATTACAAGTCGGTAAAACAGGCCATCGAGGAAATGTCCTCAACCAATATAAAGGATGGTTTCGACCTCGATATTGATGCCAATAAACAATTTTCGGTCTATTACCCGAAAGGTCAATACCTCCCGGATGTAATTTTCGAGTGGAGTCGCAATATATCGAGTTTTTACGAGAGCCAAGATGCCTCGAATATGGCAAACGAAATAATCGCCGTGGGGGCGGGTATGGGCGACCAAATGCTTGTCGTGACACGGGATGCGAGTTCAGATATCCAAGCCAACTATAAAATCCGACAACAAACGCTCTCCTATAAGGATGTCTCAGTCTCGGCCACTCTCCAAGACCACGCCGACCAAGCTCTCTCCGATAAACAGGTCCAACAAACCATCGTCGGGCTTAAATATAAGGGTAACATGGAGCCAGCGTTTGGAAGCTATACCGTGGGAGATTGGGTGCGGGTGATAATCAAACATGGCATCGTCCAGATAGACCAGTTTTACCGGATACAGGGTATTAAAGTTAGTATTGGCGATGGTGACGAGGAGGATATCGAGTTACAATTTTAACTAAATATATGGCTACAATACCCGACATTTTCACTATACTAAAAGACTATTTAACCCGCCTCGACCGGCTCGAAAAGTCCAACCAAGCCAAAAACCTAAAAATTCCGGCCGGGGGTAAGTTTGTGGTAGACACCGAGACGGCGGACCCGCCCGTAGAGAATGGCCGAATTTACTACAACTCCTCAACAAACAAACTCCGCAAGTGTGTAAACGGGGCGTGGTCCGATGTCGGCTAGAGCCATTTTGTATAACAACCGGGCTAATAACGATTAAAATTAAATTAGTATGGAAAATACCGCCGAGGAAATCCAAGCACTAAAGGACCGTATCACCGCCCTAGAGGGTAAGATTACGATCGTCCGCAAAGCTAAACAAATCGTAATCGAAAAAGAAGCGGGCGAGGTAAAGGTCCGGGTATTGGTACTAAAGAAACTCCCAACCGGAAGCACCGAGGAGGGATGGGAGGAACCATCGTCCGAGGTTGTTAATGCCGCTACCGCATTATTTAGCACGGTTAATTTAGAATTAAACTAATATGGCTCATAAAGTCGCAATCATAAACGGCAAGGCACCATCGGCAGGGTCCGGAGGAGTCTCCGATGCCGACCTCTCTAACGTAGCCGTCAATTTTATGACCGCCGGAGTCGCCGGGGCCACTCATTATGCCGTCGAGCAACAAACCTCCCCGGATATGACGGTTAAGGTCGCCGTGGGGACCGCTTATGTCTTTAAATCCGATGGGAGTAATGCCTATGTAACCAAACTCGATGCCGTCGCCAATGTTACTATAACCTCCAATTCCTCGGGTAATCCCCGTATCGATGCCGTGGTAATTAAAGTCGATCTCGGAGCTACCCCGAATAAAGATGCCGACAACGTAGCGACACTCGTGGCAGTTGCCGGAACTCCCGCCGCCTCTCCATCCGCTCCCTCCGACTCAGCTATCCAAACCGCCGTCGGCTCCGGGAACGCATTTTATCGCCTCGCCAATGTCACAGTCGCTAATGGTGCCTCCTCAATCGCTACCGCCAATATCGCCGATACTCGCTCCGGAGTCCAACTCCAAGTCCTCGGAAGTTATCTCCGCCGCAACCTCTCGACCTCTAAATTACAGTTTTCTAATGACGGAACCAATTATAAGGATGTCGGATCGGGTACCGCCGTTTTTGAGTGTGGCCTCGAGGGCAATCTCGTCGTCGGGACCAATATTGCCGGTTTATCGTGGATTGCTCCGTTTGCCGTTACCATTATCAAAGCGTTTGCTTATGTAGGGACGGCTCCTACAGGTGCGGCAGTATTGATCGACGTTAATAAAAACGGTTCGACAATATGGGCGACCCAAGGTAATCGATTAACCGTGGCAATCTCAGCCACCTCCGGCAGTCAAACCACGTTTGATACCACGGCACTTGCCGAGGGAGATAGATTAACGGTTGATATCGACCAAATTGGCTCGACTGTTACCGGAGCCGATTTAACAGTCGCTATCTATATGCAAGCGGCTTAATTATGAAACTATGGCACAACGTCAATTTAGATCAGATGATACCGAAAAATGGCAGGAGGGGTATGGTACTGGTAAAGACGGGGATATAACGATCTCCACGGGCACTACTTTTGCTACAGCTAATGCCGGATGTTCTGGATCGTCCGGATCAACTTCTCTCACTCTCGCCGCCGCTTCAACTTTTGCCAATGGTGATCTCGTACTAATTCACCAATCGAGAGGGTCATCTCCAGGTGGATGGGAATTAAATAAAATTCTCTCCGGAGGAGGTACCACCTCACTAACTCTAAAATATAAACTATGTAATACCTACACCGACTCCGGAAACGATCAAGCCCAAATAGTGCGATTATTAGAAGCTAATAATGTTACAGTTAATGCTAGCCAAATTTGGTACTCATCAATTTGGGACGGTAGTATCGGTGGAATGTTGGTATTTTTGGCTCGTGGTAACTATACCGTTAATGGATTGGTTTATTTACAAGGTCGGGGATATTATGGAGGACCAAATGGGGGAGACACCTCTCCCCGTGATTATGGAGCCAAAGGTGAGGCCTCCACAGTCGCCGCTACCACCAATAATCAAGCTAGTGGAGTATCCCAAAATACCGGAGGTGGAGGTGGACAAAAAGGTATTGACCCCGGAGCTTTTGAGGGCGGAGGTGGAGGTGGTGGAAGTCATGCCACGTCCGGCACAGACGGACAAGCCGTACCAACTTATACCTATCCCGGGTTAGGAGCTACGGCAACCTCAGGAAACGCCGGATGCACTTTAATGACTTTTGGTGGAGGTGGTGGAACTGGTGGATATAACAAAGATGGGCAAAAACAAGGTAGAGGCGGTTATGGTGGTGGTCTCCATTGGTTCGCTTGTCGGGGTAATTTTTCGTTTGGGGCGAGCGGATCAATAAATTGTAGTGGAGAAAACGGACAGTCGGCGGGGTCGGCTTTTTGTGCAGGAGGCGGAGGTGGTGCCGGAGGTACCGTTTGTGGGTGCGTTGGTGGAGATATAACTCTCGACACAAATAAAATAACTTCCGTGGGTGGTACCGGCGGATATGGAAATAATAGCTCTACGGGTGGAACCGGAGGTAGTGGTCGAATACATTTAAACTATGCCCGGACAATATCAGGGACAACTAATCCAACTTACGACGGGAGAGCCGATAAAACATTATTGAGACGGAGATTTTTTGCATCGTGTTAACTATTATGACTACCACCCAAATCCTACCCACCATCGATCCGAGTGTCCTCGGATATGTAACCGTCGGACTTACCTCCGGAGTAGCCGGATTTTTATTGGGTTATCTCATCCGGGGAATTGTGGATAAAACCGACGTTGGTCAAAAAAATTACGCTAATTACGTCCTCGTAATAGTAACTTCGGTATGGGCTTTATCCATGTTTATTGACATTATTTCGCCAGCCTATGAAACATCACCTTTAGTGCATGGGCTAATGGGTGCTATAGTTGGCTTTTTCTATAAGATAAAACCAAGGGAGGATAAATAATATGCCAAAAAATGTCCGGGAACTTGTAGAGCATACCAGAAGCCAAGCGGCTTACATGATAGGCTTTAGTTTGCTTTTTATTGTTGTCGGGTGGCTCGTCCCGGCGATTTATTACCAATATTTCGACCAAACCGAATACTATAAAATTAAACGGTTCGATTTTGACTCTCCGGAGTTTAAAACGTGCACCCCCATTACTTACACATTTACCCGTGTCTCTTTAATCAATTCCGAAATTATGAGGGATCGGGAATTGGTACTCGTTAACGCCGATACTCGGCAAGAGATATGGCATGAGCGAGTCGAGGATATTATCGACGTGGGCGAGGCTACAATCCGGGGGACGATCGTTCCGCCTTGCAATTCACCCCGGGGACGTTATATGCTAAATATATTAGTTACCTACCCCTACCGGGGTCGAGAGCGAACTTATTTATTTAAGAGTTCGACATTTTTAATTAACTCGGCTACAGATGCCGGAGAAATAGATTAAAATGGCATTTAACTACAATCAAAACGACCCGATCTATAAAAATTACTTTTTAGGTAATAGTAAAAAATATACTCTCAATTCCGACGGATGCTATGTTTTTTCCCTCGCTCGTATTTTAAATATCGATCCGGTCGAATGTAATAATACTTTAAAGGCCGCTAATTGTTTCGCCGCCGACTCGACCGGGGATAGGTGCCTCCTCGATCACACTCTAATCGCCCGGGCGTTTCCATCCCGGATATCGAGTGTCGACAAAATCGATCCCTACGATAATCAAAAATGCCTCGATGCAATCGCCAAATATGGAGCGGCGATAGTTTACGTCGATTACGATGGTAACGCCGCCTCGGCATGGGATACCCATTTTGTCGTCTTTACCGGGAATAAGCAGTTATTCGACTCTCTCGGTGGTGTATTTAAACCCACCTCGACCTATCCGCTACTCCGAGGACTCCGGATAGTCAATTTAATTAGCCAACCGGCGACTCCTACTCCTCCGTCGGGAATGGAGCAATTACCTAAAGATAACGTTATTCGGGATGCCTATTTAGCCCTCGCCGGAGAGTGCTCCGACGACGAGGTAAAGTGGCGGTTATCCACAAATAAAAACATTCAGGAAATAATAATCGATATATGCTCCGGAGATGCCCGGTTTTATGATAAGTGGATTAAACCCCGGATACCGGCAACTCCTCCCCCGATCGATCCTAATGTGGAATTAACCGCCAAGTTGTCCGAAGTCTCCGGACAACTGCTAAATAGCCAAACCGAATTAACGGCCGCTCAAATCATCATTAACAAAGTTAAAGCGATCCTATACGGCAAGGGGTGGCCGTGGACCAAGTGTAATAACCTAAAACTCGTGGTTCCGAAATAACCCCACCTATGGGAGACGATATAGACTTAAAAAAAGTCGAGCTAGCCCTCGGCAAACTATCGGAGGCGATTACCGAGCAAACCGCTCATATTGACCGGGGGTTTGGGGAAGTAAAGACATTATTAACGTCGGTGCAAAACTCGATAAATTTGGTTTATGAGGATCGGGAAATCCTACTTAAAATATCCGGGAAGATCGCCGGGTTAACCGACGAGACATTAAACCACCGCCAATGCGTAGACAATGCCAATAAGGATTTAAAGGCCGATATCGCTATTGCCTCCGGAGCGATGGTGGATAAAGTGGCCGAGGTTAAAAAAGTAATCGAGACCAATGTCGGAGGACTTGTGGATGCAGTAGCGGCTAAAAAATCGGTCGTGGTGGTCCACGATAGCATTTTGTCGAAGTTAACAAAAAGGTTTTTTACAACTAAGGGGGTGAAAAAATAATGCAAGATCTAATCGGATTTATATTGCCAATAGTTATCGACTATATTAACAAGTTTCCGGCGTTTTCAGACTCCCGGGTGCGTTATGTCGTCTCAATGGTTGTTTGTTTATTAGTGGGTGCTTTATTCCACCTAAACGAACTAAAGGCCGGATCAGTAACAGAAACATTGTCATCGGCCGGGATTATTTTCGCCGAAGCCCAAACGGTTTATAAACTGTATTGGAAAGAAAGCGGAGCCAGAGCCAGACTAATCGGAGAATAAAAAATGGTCCGGAAGCAACCCGGACCATTTGTGGTAATGGTGGGGTGGGTGGTCGTAGTTACCGCCGTTAAATCCCGCCTATAATAATTATCTCATAGCTAATCTACTAGATACCCATTGACAAGTGATATCTCTACCCCTTATACTCCTAGTTAATGGGATACACGTCAATTATTAGTAAGGAATTGGTAACAAAATACTCGAAAGATAAAACCCTCGCCCGGGCATTTCGCTCCGACTTCAATCTCTCCCAATCTCTCCTAATTGCTTATAGAAATTTTAAGTTAGGCGAAAGTTATAGCACCATCTCCGGAGAAACCGGCATCACCACTACTAGAGTCGGTCAGATCGTCCGGTTTTATAAACACGAAATCGAGCCGTTAATCCGAAAATTAGAACGGCTAGATTAAGTTAAAAGCTAGAGAGGAGGTGAAAACCCAAAAAAACTCCGACCTCACGAGTCGGAGTAAAACGATAACCTATGGAAAATAATAACACGTCCACCCAAATAACGAAAGCGGAGACCCCGCAAGTCGTCAACCAACCGCAGTCGATGGGAACATTTAACCCGGCGATTGTAGTTTCGCAAGCGACCGAGGCGGCCAATGCTCTCGCCGATGTTTTAAAAAAAAAGAAAAAACCCGTAATGATAAACGGGGAGCAGTATTTGGAGTATGAGGATTGGCAAACCCTCGCCCGTTTCTACGGCTTTACCGTGGAGACCGGACAATGCGAGGAGGTATGGAGAGACGGTAAACTCGTCGGTTATAACGCCAAATCCAACGTTTACCAAAACGGAGTCCGAGCCGGAGGTGCCGAGGCTTCATGTATGCGGGACGAGCCAAAGTGGAGCAAGTCTCCCGAGTTCCAATTAAAGAGCATGGCCCAAACCCGAGCCGGATCGAAAGGTCTCCGGAATGTTTTAGCGTTTGTAGCGGTCCTAGCAGGTTACAAGCCGACCCCGGCCGAAGAAATGGACGGAGTGCCGACTCGACCAACCGCCGCAACCCCGGTTCGAACGGCCCCGGCTTATCAAGCAACACCTCGACCGGCATCCCCGGTCCAGAGTGCCACCAGACCCGCCCAAACCGCCGGAAAGGCCCCGGAAGTAGTGGAGGAGGGACAAGTATCCACCGCCACCCGGAGTAAGTGTCCAGTATGTCAAACCACCCTCATAAGCGGGAGAGGGTATCACCGACTCGATTGCCATAACCGGCCAAAGAGTTAGCCATTTTACCGGGCGAGTTACTTATTGTAATTCGCCCCATAAAGTCGCTATAGTTAATTAGCACTTTTATATTTCGCCGTTTTCGGGTTGCCTCGATCGCACCCACTCCCGGAGTATCGGATTACTCCTCTCTAGCGAGTCTAGGGAGAGGGACGGGAGAGGTAGCCCAAAGGCGGCGAAATGTCTAGCAATAAAAGAATGTCAAAAGTTAAAAAACCAGTAAAGCAAAACAACTACGAGGAGGGTTTTTGGTGTGTGGTTCCGTGGTCGATCCTCTCCGATAAAAAGCTCCCGGACACCGCTAAATTACTTTATGCGGAACTCTCCGCCCTCTCCCGGAGGGATGGTTATTGCTTTGCGAGTAATGCTTATTTAGGCGACGTTATTGGTAAAGACGAGAGTAATATTTGGCGTAATTTAAAGGTGTTATCACGGAGGGGACTTATCCACATACTAACCAAGGGGCCAAAGAGCCGGAATTATCGCTCCATTTCGCTATCCTTTAACCGACTTATCCACTTATCCACAATGACAAAAACGCAAGATCGATATTGCAAAAACGCAAGATCGAACGAGGCTAATTTGAGCGTGCTAGAGAATAGAGTATTAGAGAATAGAGATACTACTAAGGATTTAAAAATTGGGGATAAGTTGTCGGAAGCTAAAAATAAATTATTAAATAAACTATCGATGGGAGGTAAACATGGCGTTCGATAACCAAGCTACTCAAAAAGGACGGGCGATTGATTATTTTGCCGGGGTGGTTAAAAACCTCGACAAAAAAATCGAGGAGTTGAGACCGGCATACGATTATTGGGCGGACCGTGTAAATAAAGGTCAAGCCGTCGGAGCCGACAAAGAGACTAATAAATGGCACTCGGAATGGTTGGAATGTAAAAAAGAGATGGAAAATATATTAAAGGAAATCGAGTCCGCCGAGGATAGTAAATCCGGTTATCAAAAGTCGCTCGACGATTTAATCCTAAAAAAACCATGAGTTATGCCTACCGTTATTATCAATGCCGCCGACTTTTTCAAACGCTCCGCCCGTATTTTGTGGCTCTCGCCTCGTTTATACTCGGAGTCCTCTTTTATTTTGCGATATCGCACCGGGTTCGGGTCGAGATTGTCCAACCGATCGGAGCCGGAACTAATCATACCCAACTTATTATCGTGGCGACCAACTCCGCAACTCTCATCCCAACTGCTACACCCACTCCCCAGCCAATACACCCCACCACTCATATCCGCCATAGCTACGAGGAGGTCCGGGATTATATTCGATCTAAACCGTGGGATTATAAAACCGCCGAGGCGATCGTCTCGTGTGAGTCCAGTTGGATCGCCACTAATAAAGGCAAGCCGAACCGTGACGGAACGATTGATATTGGATTATTTGGAATTAACAGTATCCACGGATGGACGGAGGCCGAGTCTATGGATGCGATTAAAAATGTGGACCAAGCGTTTACCCTTTATTTACAGGCGGAGAAGCGAACCGGGAACGGTTGGCAACCGTGGTACCCATCATTTAACCGGGGATGCGTAGCCGCCAATTTAGCCAGCTTATGAAATTAACAGATAACCAACTTAAAATATTAAAGTTTCTCCGGGAGGGAGCGGGAGAGAATTATTACTATTACCGAACCATTGAGGGTGAAACTGGATTAACCCGAGAAGTAATTAAAGCGGAGTTAAAACCATTAAAGGAAATCGGAGTCGTGGAATATTGCCGGGGATTATTCGACGAGGATGGCGAGACCGCCGGATCGGGTTTAGGGGTGGCTTATGAAAAAATCCGGGAGGCCGATAAATTGATTACCGCCGCCGAGGGAAATAAACCAAAACATATACACGTCGAATTTACGGCCGATATTGTCTCCGATAATTTCGATGGTACGATGTTAATGGAGAAAGTTTATAACCTCCCGGGAATTAGAGTATTTAACCCATCATGGAGGGAAATAGGGGAGAAAAAATGAGTAAAATAACAGTTACTAAAATAGAGACACTTTACGGAGTTGATTTTAACAACGGTGAATTTTTAATAAATCTCCGGATAAATGAGTGTGGACAATCGACAATAACAACGGCGAGAGGAAACGAGGAGTTTATCTTTAAAAACAGTGATCCGGCGACTATAGAGGTTATTGGTAAATTGTTAGTTAAAGCGGCTGAAATAACAAGGGAGAATATATGAAAAAAGGAATATATCGCCACATTTATCGTTATATATGCCTCGGGTGCAACCATGCCCGATGGACTTATATATATACCCGTTATTTAGCGGCCAAGTGTACCAAGTGCCAAAAAAACGTAATCCCGGATAATCAATCCGAGTTATTTCCCCGAGAGGAGGCGACCGTTAATGGCTAATAAGATCGCACTATTTATCGTTTGCAAAATCCTAGCTATTTTAAATTGGTTTCGAGAGGAGGTGAGCTAATGAAAATCAACAAACTCATTTTAGGCTTATGTCTAATTACAGAAAATTCGACCGGCCGATCGGCTTTAGAGGCGATTAAATTCGAAGGCGATCGAGCGGTGGCGTGCGATGGTTTCCGGATGTTAATTATCCCCGTCGATAACGGAAACGATGCCCCGGCAATCCCGGGACTAACGGCTCCCACCGATCCGGGCGAGTGTTTAATCCCCGGAAAATTTATAGCCGATATGGTCCACCAAGTTAAAACTAAATCCAGAGTCCCGGACACGACTAAAGCATGGACGGTCCCAGCGGAGGATGGGTGGGTAAAGTTTTTAACCTCGGACGGTAAAACTAACACCACTAAAGAGGTAAGAAAACTCGAGGGGCAAATTTATCCGGACTATAAAAAAATATTGGCCGAGAATAAAGCCAAAAAACCAGTCGCCAAAATATCCGTCAATCCTAAATTATTACTAGGCATGATGGATGCAATATACCGCTCAGGAGTCCGGAGCCGTGTTACGTTAACCATTAACGGAGAACTTGATCCCATTCTCTTTAGTGGTTTGGATTATGAAAACAAAGAGGTCGAGGGATTACTAATGCCAGTTAGGGCATAAAAAATCTAAAAAGGAGAGGAGGTGAAAACCCAAAATGATAACAAACAACTTTTACAAACAATCCGGCAAGTGGTACCACGACCACCGTGCCCGATACCAAACTAAATTCGGTATCCGGGAGGAGGGTCGGGAGTACGAATTAAAAGAGAGCGAGATAACCGAGAAAAACGGCGAGGTTAAAAAATCTCTCTATTGCCCGAAATGCTTTATAAATTTCGACCCGGATAAATTGGTAAAGGCGGAGGAGGCCAAAATGGACATTAAAAAATTTGCCCGTCCACTCCCCCATTATCAGCCGGAGGGGAAAGTATGACCGAGAAATGTCCCCATTGTGGAGCCTCTTTAAAAAAATATTGGCACCGCATGACACCCGGACTCGTCCGTACTTTAGTTAAAGTTTATGCGGCGGTCTCCGAGAAGCGGGTTAATGAGATAAGTAAAAAAGAATTACAGTTAACCCACTCCGAGTATGGCAATTTCCAAAAACTCCGTTTCCACGGGTTAATTGCCAAATACAAGCCCGAGGGTGTATGGGAGAAAGGTAAGTGGTTAATGACCAGCCGGGGAGCCGATTTTCTTAAAGGCAATCTCCGGATACCGGATCGTGTCCAAACATTCCGGAACCGAGTAACCGACCACGCCGAGGATTATGTCTCGGTTAAGGATGTCATAGGGACGGAGCCATATTGGGACTCCGTGCCGGATTTTGCTATTGCCGCATTACCCGAGGATGTTGCCGTCCAATACGACGAGCGAGGCCAAGGGATGCTCGCAATATAAAGGGGGTGATATTTATGTTAGGAATAAAAAGCCAACCAACCCAAATGATTGAAGTATTAAAAAAACTTCTCGAAGTTAATACCGAGATTTTAGCCGAATTAAAAAACAGGCAAATCGATAGTAACAAGCTCGACAAGTTTCCCGGCATGGGTGCCGGAGGAGCACCCGGGAGGGGTAAAGCATGATTAAACTACTCCGCCGTCTTTGGTGGTATCTAAACGATAAATGTACTAAGGACGGCGGAGAGTTAGAGGAGCACATTAACGGGCACTATTATTGCCGCAAATGCGGCGAGAAAAACTAAAAAAATGGAATATCAATTTAAAACTAGCGGACAATTATACCGGGAGAGATTGGAGAAATCCGGGACGACATGGACGGACGTAAAGTGCGAGGAATGCGGCCAAGAATTAACCAACCATCAACTCGCCTATTCCCGGAGAGTTTTTAAACGGGCACTATGCTATTTAGATCAAAAGATAATCCGAGAGGGGGTGAGTAAAAAGTGCTAAATACTCCAATTCAATTATCCGGACTAGAATATATCGGCATTTTGTTAATGGTCGCCATCCTCGATTTATTGATAATGCTACTCCAAGGGAGAGTTATCCGGATCGGGAGAAAAAACGCCGAGATTGCCAAATCGGCTCAAACCTCCGGAGATCAACGATTTACAGCTCTCGTTAATCACATTAACGACGTAAGTAAATTAGTCGATAGTCATGGAAAAGATATAGAGGACCAGTCCGAGGAAAACTTATTTAAAATACTCGACGAGATAAAGATAAACCGAAAATTGATCGAGGTCGGAATAAAGGACGTAAATAAAAATATCCAAGAGGTTAAAACCCGCCAAGCGTGGTCTCACAAACGGGAATTAAAAGATATAAAGGCGGAAGCGGCACGGGAACCCGCACTCCGTATCCATGTAACAAACATGGGAAAAATAAAAGCCTCCGGAAGTTCCGGTGGAAGTAAAAAGAAGTCCCGGTAAAATGGCTCTAGTGGAGGTCCGGATAACTCGTCCGGACCTCCTACTAGGGATACCCCTTGCAAACCAATAACTAAACGCATTATTATAAATATATGGGAATTGCCAAAACGTTATACAAAAACACCCCGTCGGTTCCTAAACTCCTCCTCTCCGTCAATTTTCCCAAGTCATTTATAACCGGATTTTTAATGGGAACTATATTAACCGTAGCCCTATTTTTAGGGTGGTATTTAGTAGGGAGGTGACTTAATAAATGTTAACCAGACGAGAAGCGATCGAAAAAATATACTCCGAGCAATTGGAGGCACTTATCCGATGTGAGGTCGATTTAAAACTATTCGAGGAGCAAATCTCCGACAATGATCCGTTTAAGCGGACCAAAGAAGAAGTCGCCCAACTAACCGGGATTATTGAGGATACTAAACGCAAAATCTATGCCAAACAGATAGTCGTTAAAACCCTCGAAAATATGCTAAAAGCCGAGGCTAAGGTAGGGGACTAGGGACCACTCCCCTACCCTACTCTAGCACTCCCCCGGCTCCCCTATTTCGAGGCTAAGAGGGGGGACACGAGGCGGAGTAGGGGAGAGTAGGGGAGAGGCCCACTATTTACCGCATTATTAACGAAATGCCGAATATTAAATCAGAACATAACCAAGTTACAGGGAGGCTAAAACGCCCCGGGCGTAAAGGTGATAATAATGTTGTGTATTGCCAATGTTGCGGGTCCGGAGAGGGTGAGCGATTTAATGTTTGTGGAGGTTGTCTAAAGCTAGTTAAAACCGAATATGCCAAACATAAGCCGGAGGAGGAATTTAGCCCTGAGGCTTTAATTAGTTAAATATATGCCGCAAGTAGTAAGAATAACCGGGACTCTCGCAGATGCGATATCCCTAGACGAATTAACGGAGAGAAATTTCCGCCATGATAGCGAGGATGGCTCCGGAGGGTTCGAGGTTTCCGATAACGGATATGCCGAGCGACAAGCGATGGGGGCGGTACTTGCCGCCGATATGCTTCAATGTTTAACCAATCGCCAACGGGAGGTCGTAAGTTTATTATCCGAGGGGTTATCCCGGAAAGAAGCGGCCGAAGCCCGGGGAGTGAGTTTGCGAGCGGTCCACCAAATTATTTACCGGATTAGAGATCGGATGCAAGATAGGGGGGTAGTTTAATGGTTAACGAAAAAACAACGTGGTATTGCTCAAAGCATAATACATTTGGCGACCCCGGGTGGTCGTGTGCAATTTGTGGATATCCCATTGGTGCTCCTATTTTTAAAAGGATCGGCGATCAAGTGTTAACTCTAAATAAAATTATCGACCTCTTTATTTTAAAGATTTTTATATATGGCTAATTTTACTAGCGACTGGACCACCCATAATCTCGCCAATTGGGAGAGGTGGTTGGGACACCTCAAAGGCCAACCGGCCAAGGGACTCGAGGTTGGGTGTTATGAGGGTCGATCATCGGTTTGGTTTCTAGACAATATTCTCACACATCCCGACTCCGAGTTAGTGGTTATCGACACCTTTAAAGGCTCTCCGGAGTTTGCCGGTATGGATGTAATGCAGAGAGACATATTTAAACGTTTTTCCAAGAATATCGACCCCTATGGAGCCAAGGTGCGGACGTTTGTAGGAGAGTCCGGAGTGGTATTGAGGCACGACTCCGAATTTAATCGCAACCCGGGCGACTATGATTTTGCCTATATCGACGGATCGCATGAGGCCCCGGACGTGTTGGCCGATGCCGTATTAGTATTCGATTTAGTTAAACCCGGAGGAATAATTATTTTTGACGATTATAAATGGGATATGGGGGACGGCGTTAAAAAGGCGGTGATGGGGTTTATGGTTTGTTATGGAGACAAAATAAAAACGGTCGAGACTAATTATCAGCTAATGATTGTTAAAAAATGAAACTCGCAATTAACATACAGCACGTCCCCGGACGGGAGAGATGGGCGGAAACCATGCGTTATATGCTCGCCGATCGCCGGGTAACGATCCAAACCGACGATAAACGAGATTTATGGGAGGGGTGCAAAAAGGTACTCACCAATCGCCCCAAAGGCACTACGCACGTTTTAGTCCTACAGGACGATATATTGCCATGTCGGGATTTTATTTCCACCGTCGAGCGGATTATAAATTTACTTCCCGGAGAGGTAATTACCTACTTTAGCACTCGGCAAACTATCGGTCACCCTCTCAATTTAGGGCTTCACTATCTTAAACTCAAAACGTGGCGGATGGCTCAAGCCTACTCGGCTCCGGTGGAGGTAATCGACGACTTTATTGCATGGGCGGATAGACATATAAAACCGGAGATATATTTCGACGACGATCGGTGGGCGATGTATTGTTTTTATAACAATCGGTGGGTATGGGCTACGGCTCCGAGTTTAGTTGAGCACCTAGGGTGGAACCAAACGACCCTCGGTGGGGGTTATAAACCACAATTTCGACTCGATCTCCGGAAAAAAGCATCGCAACGCATGGCCGAGGCGTTTGTTGGATACGAGAACTCGCCAAAGGATATCGAGTGGGAGAATTTAAAAGCTATCGAAGATAACGAGGGAACCTATGCCGAATTTATCCACAATTACATCAAATAACATGGAGGTAATTAAAAACCTCCTATGGTTTTACCACCGCCTAAAACCCGAGGTTAATGCCCGGGGAGTTTACCGGACATGGTACGCCGATAATATCTTTAAGGAATATAAACGCCCGGGAGCCAATATTATCGAGGCATGGTTTAGAGAATTTACGGAGGTGCGATATGGCTAAAAAAAAAGTGATGCCCCCGCCAAATTCGGCCAAACCCGGAGAAAATATAAAATCGGGAGCACTCTCGACAGAGGTCGATCCCTACGAGAGCCTAACCGACGAGAGGTATAAACAAGCGATCGAACTCCGGCTCCGGAATGTAAGTTATAAAGATATCTCGGCCACTCTAAAAACTCCCTATAAGACGGTAACGTGGTGGTTTGAAGTCGACGGGCCGTGCCGCAAGGCGTGGGACTATTTAATTAAAATTCGCTCCGAAGATCGCATAAAGCGACGAGCCGAGATGGACGACCAAATAAACGAATTATCCGCCGATGCTTTAATTGTGCTCTCCCGGATTGTCCGGGGTGAGGAGAAAGCCGGAGCGGTGGCTAAAGTAACGGCGGCGGCTAAAATTCTCGACCTCGCCGGGTATGCTCCCCCGATTAAAGTAGAACAAACCGAGAGCGAAGAATTAAAGTTATTTAAGGAGTTAATTAGTCAAAATGAACGGATACTTAAATCAAAACAAGGGTCCGGAGCGGATATTCAAGGTCGACGGGGAGCCGACCGTTTGGACACCAAGGCAAAGGGAAATCGGTAACGAGATCGTTTACCAACTCCATAACCGGGTCCAAGTTATCGCTCCGACTCAATACGGAAAGTCGCTAACCGTTTCGGAGGCGATTTTATTGCGGGTAAACGCTAAGGACGAGCGGTTTACCATCCTCGCCCCCTCGGAGAAAAAAGCCTCGATTATCATGGGGTATTGCATCGATCATATTTTTGACTCCCCTATGATGCTCTCCCGGTTGGAACTCGACCGGGGAGAGAAACTAGACCGACTCCGCCGGGAGAGAAGTAAAGACCACCTCACCCTCCAAGGTGGAGGCGGTATCCAAATATTAACCCTCGATGTTCGAAATGCTAAACGATCGATCGAGGCGGCGATGGGGTTTGGGTCCAAACGATTAGTCCTCGACGAGTCCTCTCTTGTCGACGATCAACCCTACGCCACGGTTAAACGTATGCTAGGGGGATATAAATATAAAGATGCTCAATTATTCGAGATCGGGAACCCGTTTTATCGGAACCATTTTTATCGGACGTGGCACTCTAACCGCTACCACAAAATATTTATTGATTATAAAGATGGTCTCCGGGAGGGACGATACTCCGAGGAATTTATCGAGGAAATGCGGGAGGAGGCGTTTTTCGATATTTTCTATGAGTGCCTATTCCCCCCGGCCGATACTATCGACGAGCGGGGATACCGGGTGCTCGTGACTCCGGAGGAGATCGAGGAGGCTTATATCGACCGGATCGAGTTAACCGAGTCCGAGGAGGAGGGATTACGCCTCGGTGTGGATATTGGCGGCGGCGGCGACTTTAACATTTATACCCTCCGTGACACCGACTCAGCGTGGGTAGAGAGCAAAAACCGGAGTAATGACACCATGACCAATGTAACCGAAATCCAACGCATTAAAAAGGAATATCCCAAACTCAAAGATAATAATATTTTAGTAGACGATACCGGGATCGGCCGGGGAGTATGCGATCGGTTAAAGGAGTTGGGGATAATGGTAACGGCGGTAACTTTAGGCGAGTCACCCAAAACCCCGGCGGCTAAACTCAAATATAAAAACATAAAGGCTGAGGCATATTGGAAGTGCGGAGCGTGGATAAAGGCCAAGGGTAAACTCCTCAAAAACGACGGGTGGATGCAATTACCGTGGATTAAATATAAGATCGCCTCGGATAAATTACTTATGATCGAGCCAAAGATCGAGCAAAAAAAACGGACAGGTAAATCCCCGGATTATGCCGACTCGTTAATGCTCACGTTTGCCGACTCCGCTCCGGAGCCGGGGGTGCGATGGGTTTAAATTGTATAACAAACCGGGGGAGGACGGTTAAAATTAAATTAGTATGGGAATAATCGACGGCTTTATTAAACGTTTCGGCATCGCCAAATCCGCTCCGGTGGGTCTTTTTGGCTTTATGCTCAACCGGGAAGCCCCCGGGATTAAGGACTACGAATATAAAAAGGCATATACATCGTGGGTTTATGCCTGTACCTCGGTTATCGCCGAGCAAGTAGCCAACGCCGACATAAAGCTCATGCGGAAACTAAAGGACGGAACCGTGGAGGAGGTTAAAAGCCACCCGGCCATCCAAACCCTTTACGACGTTAATCCGGTAATGACCTCGAGCGATTTATTGGTGGAGACTCAATCTCAACTCGAATTATTGGGCGATGCTTTTTGGGTATTAAATTGGAATGTTGCCGGAACCCAACCCCGGGAGATATTTCCAGTCGATCCAACCAGAGTCACCGTGGTTAAAGACCCTAACAGAATGATCGGAGGATATCTTTATACCGATCCGTCCGGAAAACAAATCCCGTTTGACACTAAGCATATTATCCACTTTAAACGTTATAACCCCAGTAACCCCTATCGGGGACTCGGGACAGTAGCGGCCGCCGCCAATGCCATTGATATCGATACATTTGCCGCCTCATGGAGCAAAAATACGTTTTACAATTCCGCCATGCCATCCGGGGCTTTAGAGTTTACCGGGACATTAACCGAGGAGCAATTTAGCAGGATTAAAAAACAATGGGAGAGTCGTTATCAAGGGGTAGACAATGCGGGCAAACTCGCCATATTGGAGGGCGGAGCTAAATTTAGTAAAGTCTCCCTCACCCCGCAGGAGGTGGACTTTTTAGAGACGAGAAAATATACCCGGGACGAGATATTAGCCATGTTTAGGGTACCTAAGTCGGTTCTCGGAATAGTCGAGGACGTTAACCGTGCCAACGCCGAAGCCACCGAGGTTATCTTTGGACGGTGGGTAATTAAACCTCGTATCCAATTTATAATCGATCGGCTTAACGAATTTTACCTCCCTCTCTTTGGTTTGAAGTGGCCGGAGTATTATTTCGATTATGAAAATCCCATTCCGGAGGACCGGGCATCGGAGCGGGAAGATTATAAAGCCGCTCTCGGTGGTGCCCCGTGGCAAACTATAAACGAAATCCGGGAGGAGGAGGGTTTGGACAAGATACCCGGAGGGGATGTCCTATACCTCCCACTAAATTTAATGCCAGTTACGAGCACTACGGAGGACGGAGATCAAGGCAACAGTAATAATAATCCCTCTCCCGTTCCTACAGATGGTGGAGACAAAAGTAATAACGGAAGTGATAAAACCAAAGACGGCAAAAAAACTTTCGAAATGTTAAAGGCTATCTCCGGGGAAGTAACCAAAGACAAACGCCGAGCGGCCTTTATTGATCGCCGGGTAAAATTTGTCCGGAGTGAGATTACCCGGGTTAAACCCCTCTATATCGAAAAACTACTCGCCCAAAAATCTCAGATAGTGCGGAGACTAATCGGGAGTAAAAAGTCTATTGTTAAATCCGACCGCACCGATTTACTCGATATCGTTTTTGACGGCTACGACAAACAATGGACCGACGAATATCAGAAACTAACTACCGAGGTATTAACCAACTCGCTCGCATATTCCGGTAAATCAGTATTAGAGAGATTAGGGGTAAATATCTCGTTCGATCTTAAAAATCCTCGGGTAATAGATTGGCTATCCAAACACGCTCTCGACCACGCTAAATCGATTGCCGAAACCAATAAACAAGAGGTGAGGGATTTAATTGTTACCGGAGTCGATCAAGGTAAAACCACCGGCCAAATTGCCGAAAGTATCCGGAGTTTTTTTGATCAACAAGCCGACTACCGGGCCGAACGTATGGCAAGAACCGAGGTTATCTCCGGATACGCCGAGGGGACTTTAGCCGGGATGAGGCAGTCCGGACTTGTTAAGATGAAACGGTGGGTAACAGCCGGAGATGACCGGGTAGACGAGGAATGTATAGCTAATGCGGCAGACGGACCAATCGGATTAGATGCTAATTTTAGCTCCGGGCATAGTTGCCCCCCGGTGCATCCAAATTGCCGATGCGACCTATACGAGGTAATGGGGGAATAGCTAAAATGTATAACACCCGACCGATTAGCATTTATAATTTAATTAGGATTGGTTAATCACTATGGCAAAACTAATACGCAAAACATACCAAGCGGCAGAAACTAAAGCCCTCGACGATAGTCGGTCGCTAATAGTTACCATTTCGACGGTCTCTCCGGATCGTTCCGGCGATGTCGTTATCCCCGGTGGCGTTAAACTCGAAAATTATCTTAAAAATCCCGTGGTGGCGTTTGCTCACCGTTATAACGATCTCGCTCTCGCTAAAGCCGGAGATATCCGAATTAACTCCGACTCTATCCAAGCTAAAGTAACATTTCCCAACGCCGGTATATCCCCACTCTCCGATCAAGTCTACGAGCTTTATAAAGGTGGATTTATGAACGCATGGAGTATTGGATTTATCCCCTTTAAATATGCCGATATCCAAAATGGCGGTCGCCAGTTTACCGAATGGGAGTTATTGGAGTTTTCCGCCGTCCTCGTTCCGGACAATCCCGAAGCATTAACCATTATGAGGTCCAAAGGTATCGATACCGCTCCACTTGAGGCGGCCAACGCCGAAGCTACCAAAGAGGAGGACGTAACCCCCGGAGACACCACTCCACCTACTCCTCCTACAGCTACACCCGAGGGGGAAGTAGTACCAGCCGAGCCGGTAAAATCGATCTCCTACGAGTCCGGAGTTATTAAATTAACTCTTGTAAATGATACGGTAGTTGAGTTGAAAACCGCTCCGGAATTTAAAGATGGCCGGGTACTCTCAACCAAAAATAGGGAATTGATTAAAACTTGTATCGATAATCTCGATGCGACTAAAAAGAGTCTACAGGATTTATATGATGCGACCGAAGCCTCCGGAGACGGTAAATCAGCCGATCCGGATACTCTCGCATTTTTAAAGGGAGTACAATCCCATCTCCGTCGCCAAGATCAAACAACGGGGTTAATATTACGGACCATTCGAGGTTATTTAAAAGTAACTCCGAGTGAGACTTAAACGAAAGGAGGATCGCCAAATATAAAGAATAGGCGAACTAGAAAAAAATATGAACGACGAAGTAAAACAAATCGTTACAGAACTTAAAAAAGACGTAATTGAGACTATTGCTCCAGAAATTACCGAGAAAACAATCAAGGCGATTGAGGAAAAAATGGCTCTCCGTTCACCTCTCTTTGGTGCAGATGCCGATAAAAAGGCCGAAGCAGAAGCCAAGGAAGCGGGAGCGGAATATTTAAGGAAGCTCGCCCGTGGCGAGGACACTAAAGGTTTATCCGCCGGTACTTCTACCGAGGGAGCCGAACTAGTGCCAACCTACGTCTCCGATAGGATCATTACCCAAATGGAAAAGGTCGGTTTAGTGCAAAAATACGCCGCAAGATGGCCGATGGAAGGCAGTAATGTCGATGTCCCCACCATGTCCAGCGTAACCGCTTACCGTGTCGCCGAGGGTACAAAGATAACATCAAGTAAACCCACGACCGGAGCCGTCCAGTTGAGAGGTAAAACAGTTGGAGTGCTAATCCCAGTTACGGAAAAATTGCTCCGAAATGCCACACCGGCAACGGTTGAGGCTATTACTAAACTCGGTGGACAAGCGATCGCTAAATTGGTCGATCAATGGGGTATTCTCGGTTTAGGTTCCGGCGAGGGTGTGTTCCAACACGCCTCCGTTTCCGGAGTCACGATGGGTAGTGGATTGACAGAATATGCCGATGCCACAGCCGAGGACCTATTGGATGTAATGGATATTATGGACGAGTCCTATGTAGACGAGAAAACTCGATGGGTGATGAGCTTGTCGATGCTAAACATCTTGCGTAGGTTGAGAGCCAGCGTCGGAACAGATAAGCAAAACTTCCTGTTCCAAGGTTTCGGAGGTTCCACCCCCGCTACCATTTGGGATATTCCCTACTCTCTCTCCTCTATAATGCCTAAGAAGTCAGATGCCAGCCAAGAGGGCGACAAATTTATCGCATTGGCTAATTTCGATAATATGCTTTATGGTGAACCCAAGGGCTATTCGATGGCTATGTCCGATCAGGCAACCATTACCGATACTAACGGTTCCACTTTGATTAACCTGTTTGAACAAAACATGGTCGCTATCAAGGTTTGGGGTGAGGTCGATTTACAGTTAGCAAATGCCGCTAAAGCGTTTGCATGGCTCAAGACCGCCGCTAGCTAAAGGTAGGTTTTTAGTGCTCCCTAGGGTTTGCTAGGCTTTAGGGGGCACGATAAAATCTAACTTAATTAAATTAAAAGTTAAATTTCCGAGAGGAGGTGTAACTAATAAATGATAAAAGCAAAAGTCGCTCAATCTACATACTATCAAGGCAAAATGTATCGGGTCGGCGAACTCGTAGAGCTAGCAGATGCCGATTTTTATGCTTTAGGTGTCTCGGTGGCTAAAGTTTCCGGCGGTGAAAAGGTCAACGTCGAAAAAAAGGCAGAACCAAAAAAGGATAAAAAAGCTCCGGAAGCTAAAGAAGTAAAAACGGAAGAAAAAGCTGTGGAAGCTCCCGAAGTTAACGAAATGGTTAACACCGAAGCCGAAGAAAAAAAGGTTAAAGTTATTACTAAGTAAAATGTATAACGTTAACCAATTTATTAGTTATACTTAAACTATATGGCTACTTTCACATGGACCGCCCAATTAACGACCGGGACTCTAACTATTGGAGCCACCGATAAAATCGGACTTTACGGAGCCAGTTTCGGCGATGCAATTACCGTCGGTTCCTATCAGGACTCGACTCATATCGAAAACTCCGGCGGGACTCACCAATGCTCAACTAACCACGTCCATAATTTAAAGTATGTCGACTCGACCCACTTTACTATCGACGGTGGTGGATCAACTCTCCTCGCCGCCGGTGCTCCTACGACCGCACAATGCCCGTTAAAGATCAATTTCGCCGATGCCGCCTCCGTGGCGACCTCCGGAGCGATCTTTTGGGCTTATGATAACTCTACCGACACCAATGCTCCCACCAATGTCACCATAAAGGCTATTGAGCAATCAAACACCACATGGGGTACCCCGGCCGGACGTGCCTCCGCAATCTCTCTCGCCGCTCAAGGTGCCGCCACTTCCCACGATTTCTATATCGGTATCTCTAACTCACCCGCCGCAGTCGGCGACTTGACCGCATACGCATTTAAGATAGAATTAACTTATCAATAAAAATATGGCAAAAATAACTTTTAAATACGGACTCGGCAACAAATCGGTATTTACCGCCGGTGAAGTGTTGGAAGCCATTAAAGCCCCCGTCGAATATGCCGAAATGGCCGGAAATGGATTAAGTATCGCCGGGTTAAATGTCCCCTCTCTCGAAATGCCTATCCGTTTTAGTGAAAGCACCACCAAATTAACTATCCTCGCTCCGGAAATGGACCCGATAGATGTCGAGTGCGAATTTACGGGAGACGAGGACGATTTATCCGTATTGGACGAACCGGCAGAATAATTTAATTTTTAATTACTTTGGTGATAAACCAATGGCAAAAAAAATAACGACACGATGGTTAGCAAGTTTGAGCGACGGAACGATTGTAATTGAGGGTAAACCACCATTTCATTTAATCCCCGGAGAGAACTCACCGTGGCTCCGTCTCCAAAGATATATCGCCGAAAACCATCTTAAAATTACCGGCCTCCGTGTCCAAGTTGAAGTCGAGGGCCAACCAATCCGGACGTATAACTCCCCCTCTCTCTCTCCTAAATCCAGATGGTCCCATTTAAACCCGTCTCTCCCGGAACGATTTAATTACTTTAGACGGATTGCTCGTCCGTTTATGCCAATGGAGGTAAAGCCGGACGGACGGATCGAGGGGGTAACATCCTCCGGACCAGAAGAAAAACACATCGAAATTCACACCATATATCCAACATTTACCGTAATAACAATCGTCGAAGAAACCGAGGGAAACGAGTCGTGGACGATAGTAGTCCCAAAGGAGGCAACATAAATGCTATACACTCCTAAAATTAGCCGCCACTCTTGGAGTTATGATAATTTCGGGTCTAACCCGGGGGCTACTCCCGGTACCTCCGTCACTCCGGGTATCTCCAATGCCGAGGGATCGTGGACTCAGATAGCATCGTCCGCCAATATTGCACAAGATGTCTACGGGATGTTTTTAAGAATTTCGGATAACGCCGTGGC